AGAAGGATTTGCAACGGTAAAATTAACTACATTGTTGGTAGTGGTTTGAAAGTTGCTGAGTATTTAAAGGTTCAAGATTTAGCAATGGCTAAGGGAATTATAATGAGTGCCAACGAGTACGAAGATGCAGACGATTTGAATAGAAAATTAGCTACTGATTTAGTTTTGTTTGGTGGTTTCTATTCACAAGTAATTCAAAACAAAGCCAAAGATCCAAAAGAATATTACCATTTACCATTCCAAAATTTAAGACGTGACAAAACGGATGAGAACATTTGGTATTATACAAAAGATTGGAAAACTAGAAATCCATTATTAAATGATGACTTTGCAACGTTTCACGAGTTTGATGGTACATTTGAAAGTGGTAAGAAGTATTTAGTATCTTACAAGTCTTATCGTGCAGGGAATGACACCTATGCGCTTCCAGACTATATTAGTTCTAATGCCGTAATTGAAAGTGAATGGAGAGTAGATAATTTTCTACGCAACAATATAATGAACGGCTTTAGTGCAGGATTTATAATTAACTTTTTAAATGGAGTTCCTGAACCTGACGAACAAGCAGAACTTGAGCGACAAATTAAAGCAAAGTTTGCAGGAGATAATAATGGTGGTTCATTTATTTTAAACTTCTCAAAAGGTAAAGACCAAGCAGCCGAAGTAATACCCATTCCAACGAACGGACACGATGACCGATTTGCAACATTAAGCCAATGGATAGCTGATAAACTTATCATTGCTCACAACATACCTAATGCAGCGTTATTTGGTATTCAAGTAGCAGGTAAGCTAGGAGGTAGCCAAGAGTTACCGATTGCATCATTTATATTTCAGAATCACTACGTAAACAACAAACAAATCATTTTAGAGAAGTTTTGGAATGATGTATTGAAAGCACGTAAGATACAAGCGAAGTTTACCATTATCGAAGTACCACAATTCAGAGAACCAATATCAAATGAAACTTTGGTAAACGTACTTACACAAAATGAAATTAGAGAGTTGGCAGGATTCGAGCCAATTAAAGAAGTAAAGCAATTTACTAAATTCTCAGTTGATGAAAGTTTGGTTTCAATGTTTAGCAATGACTTTATAAAAGATTCGGACTTTACAGAGATTTACCAAAATGATGTACACATTCATACCTTTGCTGAAGCGAAAAAGTTTGAAGATGACATTAACTTCAACAACAAAGTTTTAGGGTTAATAAAAGCAAATCCAAGCAATCAAGCCGAGCAATTAGCTGAAGCCTTAGACGTTTCAAAGAAAAAGATAATGGCAGCTATCGAAACACTGGCTAAACAAGGTTTAATCAAACTACCTGAGGGAGTTATAGAGATTACTAAAAAAGGCGAAGCAGCGAGTGTTGAAGAAGATTTAATCATTGTATATAAATACGCACTACGACCCGATGCACCTAGTTTAGTTGATGGCGGTACTTCACGACCTTTTTGTGTTCAGTTAATGGAATTAAGTAAAAGCAGATCGTGGACTTTGTTACAAATACAGAATATGAACAACGGGCAAGATTTAGACGTGTTTGCACATAGGGGAGGTTGGTACACTAAAAAAGGTACAGACTTACACGTTCCTTTTTGCCGTCACCGTTGGGAACAAAGATTAGTAAAAGTTAAAAGAAAGTAATATGGCAACGAAAGCATTATTTATAAGCGAGGACTACGTTAAAGAAAATAGCGTAATCGATGAGAATGTAGATGTGAAATTAATACTTCCTGCCATTGTTCAAATGCAGGATATGAAATTACAAACTGCTTTAGGTACTCATTTATTTAAAGACTTGAATAATAAAATAGTTGCAGGAACTTTAAGCGCAGATGAGGTTACATTGATTGAAGATTACATTAGCCCTATGTTATTGAAGTGGGTAATGTTTGAACTTACAACAGTACTTCTATTCAAGTATAGAAACAAAAACGTTTCAAAGTCAAATAGTGAAAATAGTTTTGCTATTGATACCGATGAGATGAATTACTTAATTGGCAAATGGCAAAATGATGCTGAATGGTATGAGCAAAGGTTGATTGAATACCTATGTCAAGAAGTTGCTAAGTTCCCGAAATACACGCAAGCCCCTAACTACTCAGATATTATTTCAAAAACTAATGCGTTCACTTGTTCGTTTTATTTAGGAAACTCAGAATATGAAGAAGAAAGAAGAAAAGCACGTAAATATTTATCGTAAATTAAACCAATTTTTCAATGTTGACATACGAAAAGATAATAAAGGAGAGCGAGGAGTTCGCAGCAAACCACGACCAGATAAATAACTTCGATAACGGTGATTTATGGGAAGTAGTTGAAAAAAACACTATCCAAAATTATACCTATCCATTATTGTTTATGCAGGATGGAATTAGCACTACTGATTTAGGAGTGTTAACGTTTCAATTCAATGTTATTGCAATGGATCAAGTATTGAACGGTGAGCGAAACGAGAACTTCGTTAAATCTTCAATGCACCAAATATTACTCGATTACTTAGCTTTTTTCAAACATACTTATTTATACGATGTCGAGGGTGCGCAATTAAGATTCAAAATACAACCAAGTGCTACGTTAACATCATTTACAGAGCGATTTAACGATACTTTAACGGGGTGGAATATGTCTGTAACGTTTCGTATTCCTTTCGATTTCTCAAAGTGTTCAATTCCCCTTAGAAATGTTATACCACCTCCGACACCGTTTGAATGTGCTGATGCAATATTAACGTTAAATGAGGGTACTTTTATAACCGTTGCTAGTGGTTCAACTACTGATATTATATTACTTGACCAAGATGGAAATGAAGTAACTCCAACTTCAGTGGTAGGTAGTACTATTACAGTGAATGTTGGTGCTTGTGACGATGCAACCGTAACAGTAAACGGTAATGCCTTTGCAACCGTTCCGAGTGGTGATACATTAGATGTTGAAGTAGTAAACGATAACGGCAATCAAATAGGTTCATTCTTTGCTCCTAATTTTTGGGCTATTGGTGACAGTGCAATAAGTATCAATGGTACCTTGTTTGAAAATGTAAAAGCAACCGAGCCTTTAGATATTGATGTTGTAAATACAGAAGCAACACTATTAACGGGTTCAATCGTTTCTAATCAATTCCAATTACCCGATGTAGAATTATCCTTTGTAGTAGATGGTGGAACACCAGTAAATGAAACAGTACCTTATCAAAAAAATGAAACAATAAACATAGAATGGCTATAACAGTAAACATCCCTAAACCGCCTTTAGATAGGCTAGAACTTTATGATTTTTGGCAACAAGATAGATTCTCTCAAGCGGTTACTACAAGTCCTATATTAGTAGGAACTGCGGTTTCGAGTGGTACAAACAGCACAGCCGTACCTACGGCATCATTAAATGGTAGATACCCATTTGGTGTTTTTTTACGTTCATCTACAACGGCAAACGGTGGGTATAGATATTCAGCTAACTCATTGGCTAATGATTTCTTCGGAGTAATATCACATAAATTTCAATGTGCTTATCAATGGGTTACATCTTTTACGGGTAGAACTGTAAGAGTTGGTTATATTGATACTACCACTTCTGCAGATTGCGTTGATGGAGCGTACTTCGAAATACTAGATAATGCGGTAAGTTGTAAGACTGCTACTAACTCTGTACGTACAACAACGGCTATGACTACCTTATTGGCTTTAAACACTCATTATGTGTTTGATGTTGAAGTTAACGATTCAGGAACTTCTGCATTGTTCACATTGTACAATGGTGATACGGGCGTGGCTTTAGAAACTGTCACTATTACAACTAATATTCCTCTTACAAGTGCAAGGGCTTTTTCTCCTGGAATAATCGCCACAGAAGTAAGTACCACCGCTTCAGATATGGGAGTGTTGAAATATATAGGATTCGGAACTATAAACGCTTTTAACAGATATAGATAATTATGGAAAAGTTCGCTTTAAAAATAGATAAAACAGTGATTGAATTTACTTCAAAGAAACTGAGAGATACTTACATCAAAGAAAATGAGTTGAAAGATTTTGAAACTTATGAGTTTTTTGAGGAAATAATTATTGAAGAAGAAAATAAATAAAGTAAATTTGTAAAAAAAATAGATATGAGTATAACAAAAGTAAAAGTGTTAGTTGAGTACAAAGATGCCAACAACAACATTATCGACACGGAAGTAGTTGAGTTTAATTTAAACACTACTACCATTGCACAAGTAGAAATTGAACACGATGGTACTAATGGAGTTGTAGCACACGTTGGAGGTAGACCAAAAGGCAGATGATTTACCAAGCGAAAATATGGTTTTTGTTAGGTTTCATAACAAAAGTATTTTGTGATACTCTATTTCCTTTATTATGGGATGATGCTTGGTATCACTTAACCGCCTTTTCATTTGTTTGCTACCTACGTGTAATTTATCTAATGTCACACGGTGTGTTATCGGTTATAGTTTTTATAGCTTGGTTAACGTCTATAAATGCTTTGTTGGATGAGTTGTTTTTTGATCCCGCAGCAATTGAATTAAATGAGTACATTGGATTTGTTATAATGATATTAATCGTTTATAAATATAAGTGCAAATGGACGAGGTAATAAACAAATTAGAACATTTCGGTATATCGGTTTGGCTTATGGTAGCGGGTTTTTTCGGTGCGTTTCTATCTCTACAAGATAAAGAGGGTTTAACAAAAAGAGATAAGGCAGTAAGTTTGTTAGCGGGTGTATTAATTGCAAACTATTTAACCCCTTTAATATTCGATTTACTAAACATCAATGACAATGCGATGGGTGGAGTTGGTTTTTTATTAGGTTACACTGGTCTTGAAACTATAAAACTATTGATTTCGTTTATCAAGAAAAAACTGAAGAAACATGAATAAGATTCTAAACTGGATAAAACAATCATTTGAGGAAAACGGTAAGAACTCGTCTAAGCGAAATACTTTGTTTGCGGTTACTGTTATGTTAGGTATCGTTGTAATAAGTTATACAGACGTTTCTAATAGCGTTGAAATGGCTTTAGTGTTATCGGGTTTGATTGGTTCATTGGTAGGTATTACCGTTTATGGGGTTGTGAAGCAGAATAAGGATACGGATAAGCCTAATTAATCAAAACTATTCCCCAAGTCATTAACCCGATAAAGAAGCCACCAACAAGCCCACCGAAGCCAGCCTTATAAACGTTCTTTCTTCTACGTTTAAGTTCATCTTCTTGCTCGTTAATCGTGTTTAATTGCTCATACATTATACTATCAGCACGTTTGATGTTTTCGGATTGTAAACGGATAATGCTATCCTGCAACTCTACTTTTATGAATGTTAGCAAGCATTTTTCATCTTGTTTGTGAGTGTACAACACACCGCACGAATCAGGGATTGAAACGGTTGCGCAAGGAGTCCCTTTTTGACCGTGAAAGGGTAACGACATCACTACTAATAATAAGGTCAATAGAATCGATTTCATTTTGGATTGTGTTTATTTGTTTGTTTACTTCTACGTAACGAATGACTGGATCGGGTTGTGGGCATTGTTTGGAGTAGCGACCTAAAGTAAAAAATAATATAGCTACACAAATTATAACTATTATTGATGCGTTATTTGTTACCATAACTATAATTGAAAGTGTGGCATATCTTTAAACTTAGTCCAATCACCGCCCCAAGTAAGGTTAATATTAAATTCCTCTTTAGCTACTTTTTGAATATGCCGAGCCGTTACCGTTAACAATTTTTTATCCCAACTTGCTTTACCATCGGGAAGTAAAATGAATATATCGAAAGCATTACCACTTTGATGCACTGACTTGTTTTTTACCCCATCTGAATTGGTAACTTTCTTTTTACTTAAATCGGTGCGCCCATAAGAATATAATTCTTGTTGCCTTTCAGTTGTACGTACACCACCGTCACGAGGTATTTCAAAACTATGTGGTGATGTTTTGTGAGCAGATATAAGTATATCTATTAAAATCGGATTTACTCCTTTTAAACGTTCTATTGAAGATGTATTCATAATCTCTCTAAATTTAATTTAAAAACACCGCCCAAGCAAATCAATGTGGGCGGTGTTAGTTTTGGTTAACGGAATTGAACCGCCGAAAACAGACCCTTTCAAGGTGACAAACCCTAGCCATAGAGTTGTGATACTCTGCAACGCATATCGGAATCGAACCGATGACCCCTAAGGCTCTTACCAACTGAGCTAATGCGTCTACACATTACGTTGTTGTAAATGTGATGCCACAAAGTAAAACAAAATATTTCAAATATCCAATACCGCTTAAATAATTAATTTACCGCTTGTGTAGAAACATATAATTGTATTTTATCGTTTTGTAATTTCGTGGTATAAATTTAAAAACAAATATTATGAATAATGAAACATTATCTAAAGCATTGGATTTACAGTCTAAAATTAAAGTGCAAACTGAAAAACTTGAATCTTTAAATAAAGATTTAAACCATTTAAATATACATGAATATAGTTATGTAAGTTTCACAGTTAAAGAAGTGGGTTCGTATCAAAGAAAGAAAGATATAAATATTAAAATAGATAAGAAATTTTTAATTAGTAATATAAAAAATGAAGTTTATATAGCTGAAAATTTAATAAAAAAATATTTATTAGAATTTGAAAAGCTATAAGTTATTATTGTTTCTTTTTACCACCCATCACTTCACGTTACCGCTTGTGTAGAATGTGTTAATCGTGTTGTTGAAAAAGTTAATTTTGGGGAAATATTAAAAATTAGAATTATGAAAAACGGGAACCAACCAATTACACCTATTTTAGACTTGAATGAAAATTTGAGTGGATTACTAGGCTTAACCAAACGTGAATACTTTGCTGCAATGGCTATGCAAGGGTTATTGACTAAAATAAGTATAAACGACACTCCAGAAGAAGTATGTAAGTTGTCTGTTTTTTTTGCTGACGAACTTTTAAAACAATTAGAACAGTAATGAAAAAAATACTTATATTCCTATTCCCAATATTAGGGATGCACAAAGAAGATTTTAAATTAGTAGCATCTATTTTATCAATGACACTCATTCGATTGATATTGCTATTTATTTTCTGCTATGGAGTTGTTTGTTTAATACACGCATTTGTTTTAATGACTGCGCAAATAATTACTGAACTATGAAAACACCGCAAGAACATTTACTACAAGCGTTATTCCACGTTCAATGCGCATTAAGTCACATTGATAAGGTACACGAATCTACAAAGCCAAGTCCATTCACACTATCGCTTCAAAAGAAGTTACGCAACTTTGACAACTACGCAACACGTCAAATGAAGATAATGGCTAAGTTATACGATATAGATGCCGAAGCAATGCTTATCTTTGAAGATGCTTTTAATGCAAAGGTTGATGAGGTTGTGGGGATGGAGATTAAAGACTTTGTAAATGTTGAGGAATGAAAAAGCTACTATTCCTACTCATCCCCCTCTCAATCAACTCACAAAGTTTAAAAGAAGTACATTCGTACCTTTATGAAGTTGGAATGAAGCACCCCGATATTGTAATGGCACAAGTGATATACGAAAGTCAACATTTGAAATCTTATAATTCAACGCACAGAAACAATATTTTAGGACTTGGACCACATTACACATTTGATAGTTGGAAGCATTGTGTATTGTTTTACAAATTCAATATCAATATTCGTTATCGTGGTGGTTGTTATTTCGAGTTTTTGAAATGTATGTATACAACTAAAAGCGGTTGCAAAGCATATTGTCCGGAACAAGGTTACATTAATGCTATAAAGGAAGTATATAAAAATATTGAGGGGTGTTAACCGTTCAAATAGATAATCCCCCTCCCATCACAATTTTAAACAAAACAAAACAAATAAATCATAATTTCACGGTATGAAAGCAAAAGTAATAATAGAAAATGGGTTGAGTACGATAGTATTGACACCCGATAACGATTTTGAAAAACAAGTAGTTGAGAATGCTTATGACCACAAACATAGGTTTGAAATTATAACAGATGTTGAAGTTGTTAAAAACACATTTACTCAAGAATTACAAGGTCACACAATTAACATTAAATTGAAAAAGTTAGACTAATGAATCCACACACTTACATCGGTCTGCCAACGATAGTCCAGCAGATGCACCAATTAGACGTGCGAATGAATGTTTTACAAATCGACATCGAAATTAAAGATGCAACACTAAACGATATTTTAAACGTGGTTGCTTCAGTCACTGAAATTGATAAAGCTAAAATCAAAGGTAAAAATCGCAAACGTGATTTAGTGACCGCTAGACATATCTTTTTTTACATAGCGCACAAACATACCAAAATACAATTAGAAGTTATTGGTAGCGTTTTAAATCGACACCACGCAACGGTTTTACACGGTTATCACAAAATATCAAACCAACTTATCTATGAAGACATAAGTTCTTTTGTAGATGCAATAGAAGAAAAATTAAAAACAAATAAATAATATGAAAAAAATAATCATTTCAATCGCAATCGCAATATTAACTATCAATGTGTTTTACTTAATGTTTGCATTTATACTATGGGAATTAGATGTAAGTAAATGGCAAGACTCAGTTAGGTTTTGTTTAGCTATGGTTTCGTTTATAGGTGGTGGTTTTTCAGTAGGAATATACTTATCAGAGGAATACGATAAAGAACAAAAAGAAATTAACAAAAACAAATAAATAATGTCAGAAACAAAAGCAGTCGTAGTCGGTACAGTTATCGAAATCGGCACAGTTCAAGAAGTAGGATCAAATGGATTCACTAAACGTCAATTGGTAGTAAAAACAGAGGGGCAGTATGGTCAAGAAATACCTATCGACTTTGTAAAGGATAAGTGTAGTGTCCTTGATGGGTATTGTGTAAACCAACAAGTAGAAGTAGAATGTAATTTTAGAGGGTCAGAGTTTAACGGTAAACGTTACCTATCCCTACAAGGTTGGAAGATTAAAGGTATCGGAGCGCCACCAATGGACACGCCACCATCAAATGACCCGCCTTTCTAAACAATAACCACTCAAACAAACATATTACCGTTTATGTAAATTATCTTATTGACGTTTATGTAAACGGTATTTTTGTACTTATAAATTAAAAAACAAATGGAATACAACGAATTTTTAGACACGAAAAAGAAAACATTTATATCAAGTGGATTTGATATTGATGAAAAAAAGTTAAACAAAAACCTATTTGACTTTCAAAAGTATGCAGTTAAAACAGCTTTAAACAAAGGTAGGTTTGCATTATTTTTTGATTGTGGTTTGGGTAAAACTTTAATGCAACTTAGCTGGGCTGAGGCAGTTTACAAACATACTAAAATGAAAGTATTAGTATTAGCACCTTTGGCAGTAGTTGAACAAACAAAAGAGGAAGCAACTAAGTTTGGTATTGATAGTAAATGTTTTGATATTACTAACTATGACCAATTAAAAAATGTTGATACTTCTATTTATTCAGGTGTAGTATTAGATGAGAGTAGCATTTTAAAAGGTAGAGATGGTAAACTATCAAGTCTTATCATTTCATCATTTAAAAACACTCCTTATAAGTTAGCGTGTACGGCTACACCATCACCAAACGACCATATGGAGTTAGGGCAACACTCTGAGTTTTTAGGGGCTATGAGTTACTTAGAAATGTTAGCTATGTACTTTGTTCACGATGGAGGTGAAACAAGTAAATGGAGGTTAAGAAAACACGCAAAGGATCCATTTTGGAAATACATTTGTACTTTCTCAATGGCTTGTGATAAACCTGATACTTTAGGTTTTTGCCACAATGGATATGATTTACCCGAAATTGAATTTATTGAACACATTATACCAGTTGAAAACAATACTCAGACTTTGTTTGGTGATGTGGCAGTTAGTGCAACCGATTTACACAAAGATTTAAAAAGGTCATTTGATTTACGAATTGAAAAAGCTAAGGAATTAATAAACGGTTCAAATGAACAATGGATATTGTGGACTTTAGGAAATGAGGAAGCATCGGAATTAAAAAAGGTAATTGATAATAGTGTTAACGTGCAAGGTTCAGATAGTCCTGAGTTCAAAGCTAAACACTTGAACGGATTTGCAAAAAAGGAATTTCAAAACTTAATTACAAAGACTTCAATCGCTTCATTTGGTATGAATTACCAACAATGTAGTAATATGTTATTTACTTCTTATGATTTCAAATTTGAGGCATTTTATCAAGCGGTTAGACGTTGCTATCGATTTGGTCAAAAGAATAAAGTAAAGGTACATTTATTAGTTCCTGAATCTCAAACAAATGTAAGAAGTACTATTTTAGAAAAACAACAACGTCACAAAGAAATGATTGAAGAAATGGCTAAATATTCAAGCGAAGCGGATTATGCTTCTGCTAAATCAAAAGTAAAAATTATGAATAAAGAAGTAAAAACAAATGATTACCACGTTATCAATGGTGATTGTGTGCAAGAGAGTAAAAAGTTAGCAGATAATGCAGCAGACCTAGTTGTATTTAGTCCGCCATTTGCTGAGTTATACGTTTACTCGGATAAAGAGGAGGATATGGGTAACGTTCAAAACTATCAACAGTTTGAACAACATTTTAAATTCTTAATTCCTGAGCTGAAAAGAGTATTGAAGTCAGGGCGCATTTGTGCTATTCATTGTATGGACTTACCTATTCAAAAAGGTAAAGAGGGATATATCGGTTTAAGAGATTTTAGCGGTATGTTAATTCAATGGTTTCAAGAT